CTTCAAGCAAATGAATAAGGCCGGAAGCCTTTTCTACAAGCTGCTCAGGTATGAGAGTGCTTGTACGAGTTGTCTCTCGATTATGGTGTTCAGTGGCAGAGGTCGAGGCAGATGCAATTGCGATGTGAGACATTCTTAGCGGTTTCTATTAAAGGTTTTATAGTCAATTGCACCAGAAGAACCAGCGACAGATATTGTATCAACATCTGCGCTTACAAGTGTTTTCTGAATATCGATCGAAAGTAGATTATTACGTTTTGAAACAATGTCGTTTGATGCAGGTGAAACATAAATATTAATTGATTCATTCTGCTCAACAGGAAGTGGATTGACTTTTACGGTACCCTCTTTCAAGAATAGTGTACCAATTGATTTGTATACCTTTATTCTTTCACCTGAACTCGTTTCTCGATATGCAAAAATGTTTCTTTCGTCCAATGATCCATTCTTAGTTTCATCTGCGAGTCTGTATGTTACACCACCAAATGACCAAGAATCAGAACTAATAATAGATTCTTCTTCGTCGATATCTCCGTGGAGTTCCATGTCAAATTTGAGTTCGACCGGAGCAAGATTAGCATAAGAGACGTTTAACGTTTTATAGATAAACACTCGAATAACTGAGTTAAGAATTGAAAAGTCTACGTTATCGATAAGAGAAAGCATTTGTGAAGAACGGAAGACACCATCAAAGCGTTGTAATTCTTCAGTGTTGAATTCGTCAATCGCGTTCCGCACCTTTGTTTCAAGTTGTCCTTGAGATAAGCTTGTACGGTTTGAGTCATACTTAAATAAAACATCAAAGTATAAGTACGTGTAAGTTGGATCAACTATCTTTGGTAGAATAGCAATAATCTTTTTGTTCTTAAGCAAATCTGTAATATCGTTTTTTGTTTGTTCACTGAGCACTTCAGCATCAATAGGCTTAGCACTAATAAACACTTTTCCAAATTCTGGAGGATTATTGTCTTGCCCACCCCAAACTGAAAGTGATTGGAGGCCTGTGATGTTTTGACCAATAATTGACTTGTAGTCGTCAATCGTCACTGTTCTATTTTGAGCTATAAACGAAAGAGGAGCATTAAATCGAATTGATTCGATCCCTTCGCGTGAAGTACCTCCTGATGCTTTTGAAATTGTTGTGATCGATGGAGGAGCTCCAACGTTTGCCCATGTAAAGATCGTTGCGTTATTTGCATCAGCACCAAGCGTGCTTAAGTATTTAAAATCGATAATGTTAAGAGCATCAGGCTTTTTACCAAAAACACCATCACCAAAAGAAATCTCATAATGGTTATCATAATTTTCTTGAATAAAGTAGACTGCTGAGTCAGGTCCAACTTCTCCAATCTGATCAAATCTCGTATATGCTTGAAACGCATTTGTTCTGTTATTATCGTATACATCAACACTCAATTGAGATATATCAATTGTTGTATCGTTAATCTCGAAATTTTGGTGGAAGGAAGCCTCATCTACAACGTACTTGTTGTGCTTAATTCTCCCTTGATAAATTTCAACCGCGGGGAAAACATATTCGTCTGCGATCGGATCAAGCGGTGTGGTATAATCTTCAATCGTCACGAATGTATATGTTATATCGTCGACCACGGTCGTAAATTTAAGGCCGGCAGAGATCGAATAAGAATCCCGATCATCATTTATACTCGAAGGAAACGTAAGTGAAAGAGTCGCCTTCGCTGCACTTGCACTCCTTGGTACATAACCAAGCAGCTTCGCACGTGAAACAACATTACTTCGTATCTGCGCCGAATCAATAAACGACTCGTTCATAGTGTTATGCGCGAGGATAGCGTTATAGTGAGTATTATACGCTAGAACATCGAGCAATTGATTTAGGCCCGAACCTTCAAAGTCCCAGTCTTGATAAGCTCCTCCAGGAAGCTCTTTCAAGTATTCCTTTAGATTATTTTTAATCTTGTCGAAATCGAGTTCGGTTACGTTCAGTTGCTTCATATCTATCTTAGTCGTTGTAAATAAAAGTTAATTTCTTGAGGAGTATCAGAAAATATAATTTTAAACGCTATCGTAATTTGATAAGCGTTTCTATCAGAGTTATCGAAAACCTGCACATCAATATTAGTTACTCTTGGCTCATACTTCTTTAATACGGCAAGCACTTCTTTTTGAATAGCAACCGCGGTAAAGGTATCGGCAGGCTCGAAAAGTAAAGCAGTAATATTCGATCCAATCGCGGGCTGGAAAGGCCTCTCACCCTGATTCGTTAAGATAAGATTACGGACAGACTGCTTCACCGCATCTATATCCTTTAACGCAATTACGTCTTTCAAATTCGGATGTACTTGAAGACCTAAAGGCAAGTCAGAATAGAGATCACGTTTAAGAACATTTGAAGACCTTTCTTTATTATAATCTGAAAGCGTGTTTGACATATATAATCTATTTATACACCTCTCATAGTTTCAAAGCCGAAAAATCTCGCGCGCATTTTCGAAGACAATTGCAATATGCACTGTTTAACCATATACTATAGAGCTCTGAATCTATACTGTAGAGCTCTGTTTTAATACTATAGAGCTCTGTTTTAATACTATAGAGCTCTGAATTTGTGCTGGGTGCTATACTCCACCTGAACCACCATAGCTATTTTTTTCAAATAGTAATGGCCGGTAATGAAACTAGTTAAGATCAATTCGTGATCCATCGATATCGATATTACCCGTTACTTGAGTTGATTGACTACTCTTATAAGTTTCATTTACATTACCTGTGACGTTCTGTGTAAGTTTACTCGAGTATATCTCTGTCACATCACCTGTTACTTTCTCTGTTTTAGTACCATCAACAGTAATATTCCAATCACCTTTAATGTGTGTATTACAGTTTTGGTCTATAACTAGATTACACGCGCCAAGGACACGCACGTTTTCGTCCTTTATAACAAGCTTATATCCTTTACCATTGACTACAGTTACATCATCACCTGAGGCTTGTACTTCATGATACGTACCAGTCTTATGGTATTGCAATAGTCTCTCGTTATCAGCCGTATCATCATGCTCAATTACGTGACCCGATTCGGTTTGAATTACTTTATTCTTTGGATATAAAGGCGCTGTTGTATGTATCTGAGGAAATTCTATTACATACGAAGGATCTTCAAGCGCTTTCTGATTTAATTCGTCGCGTTTAATATAACTCTCGCTCGTAGTATATTCCTTTCGTGCCTGAGAAGGCGTATCATTCGTTGGTTTATTATCAACTAAGAGAGGATACACACCCTCAGGATCGTTAAATCCAGACTTTGTATCAGCAGTAAGACTACTTGTTGATGGTAACGTGCCCATTATAAGAGGATCCTGAGCATTTGTACCATCACGAAAGAAGCCTACTACCCATGTTCCTTGTAATATACCAGTCGCTGATTGACCTATACCAGTCATACTCGCTGAAGTAATTGGTAACATAACATGACTCCAAGGCAAATCTTCTGTAGAGATATACTCTTTGTTTTCAGTATGGTAACCAAAACAACGGACCTTATAACGGCCCATCTCTTCTGGATCATGTATATCTTCGACCACACCAGTAAACCAGTGGAATCCTTTTCCGTATATAAAGTCTTCGCTATTCATGTTTATATATTATCTATATCGATCGAGAAAGAGTCTCGCTTTACCTTAACATTCGTATAGTACTTACCATCTTCGAATGTATGTATCGCTGAAGTAATAAGGTACTTACCAGATAAGTGTTCGTCCCAGACGTCTCGTGGATTCTTTTCGAGTAGGTCTTGAAAGTTCTGAGGATCCATTGTACGCTGTAGCTTAAGCTCGATAACACGACCAGGATTAAGCCCCATGTCTCCGTGTAGTACTAATTCGTGCTGAGTCGTATCGAGTATCTCATGATATGCTCGTGTGATTCCTCGTGTCTGTGTACGTAAAGCATTCATATTCTGCTGTGTACCATCGAATGCACCGCTATTAAGACTAATATACTCGCTGTGAGCTTCTGCTAGCGTATCTATCTCCGTTGAGGCGGTTTGAAAGAAACGCGACAATACACTCCCCTTCTCTAGACTATTGCCTTTACTCTTTAAATCTTTATTATAAGCATAATCATACTTCGTGTATGTCTTATTCGTGAGATCAAGAGAGTTATTATTCGATGCAAATGCTCCTGCCTGTCCCTGAAATACCTTACCAAGATTTAATTCTGAAGCGATTTCAAGTATCCGTGTACTTCTTTCAATATAATCTTGTTCTGTTTGAGCATTTTGACTGAAACCTGTAGTATGTATATAAGTTTCGTAAGGCTCTTGTGATATAAGGGATGTATATGAGGAGAGTTGTACCTTATTCCAGATCGTGTGGAAGCAAAAGAATGGTGCAAGTGACTCGTCGAAGGTTTTTGAAAGGAACCATGCCGCTGCTTTCAGAGGAGATTGTCTCGTAATCAGTCCTTTCGAGGTTGAAATAGGATCTCCGGTCAGCCGGAAGTTCTCTTCAGGCAGTTGACAGTCATTAACAAGGATCTTTCGAATCTCTTCCGAGG